TCATACGAAGTACGGGGATAACAAACAATGGCTTGAATACCTGCAACAGCGACACCAATTAAAACTTGACAAGGGATGACATTCTTAACGACCTTGCCCGGTCCAGTTGGTTACGGGAAGCCTGCCAAAACATCGGTGGCGACCTTGCCGACGACCTTTATCAGGAATTTTGGGTGGTCATTTGTTCCAAGTCGGATGAAGAAATCTGCAAAATTCATGCAGACGGGTTTCTTAAATGGTGGGCTATCCGCATTTTGGTTCGGCTGTATCACGGCAACGGAAAGCAAAGATTTTACCGGGACTTTCGTAAGCCCTCAGAAACCCTGCCCGAGGAAATAGAAAGCGAAGATGACGAGTACAACGAAGACGAATATCAGAGGCAACTGGGCGCACTCAACACCGCAAACGATATGTATTCCCGTGTGGCACATGACCATGACCGGAGTGATTGGTATGTGGGGGTTCTTTGGGAGCAGTACGCAAAAGTCCGTTCAATTAAGCAGGTCGCCCGTGATAGCAAAATCAATTTTAGAGAAATACAAAAAATAATACAGGCAATGAAAGACGAAATCAGGAGGCAATATGACAGACATAATAAGTAAATCAATTCTGCTGGCATCGTTGGCAGTGTTGGCCAGCCGCTACTTCTTTCCCCCAATTATATCATTTTTGACCGGGAAGAACTCATACTTCCGCAAAAGTGTAAAGCCCTTTGAATGTGCATTTTGTTTGGCGTTTTGGCTGTCGGTGTCTTATCATTCTTACATGGGCGAAATGTGGGGCGTGGCTGCAGCATCGTTGGCCGCTATTGTGGCAGCCATAATTGATAAAAAGCTATGACACTGAAAGAGCAACTATTTCCACATTTGCAGCAGTTGCACCGCACAGGAACTATGCAGCTACCTCCCGACCTTGCAGATGCGGTTGCTCGGGAATATGAAAAGCGAAAGGGGCGCAGGTTGCCACCTTGTACAACTTGTTTAACCGATTTTATTAAGGAGATATGCAGAGAGTAAAACACAGCGGAAACGCAGGCGACCTGATTTATTCGCTGCCTGCTATGCGACAAATAGGAGATGACATTGAACTGGTGCTTGTGCCAAATGTTCCGCTTCAAGCCGTGTCAAACCACCCAAACAACGGGGTGCAGTTGACCTACAAAATGTGCGATATGCTCCGGCCATTGTTATTCGCAACCGGGTTTATTAAGTCAATTCAGATCACTGAGCAACCCGGGCAGGTTGATTATGACTTCGACACATTCCGAAAGTTCCACAATTACACCGGGCATATATCGCAATGGTACTTCCACACATACCCCCGGTTAACTTGCGACCTATCCCAGCCGATTGACATTGCGGTCAAACCAAAAACAACCCGGCCTATTGTAATTAACCGGACAGCCCGGTATCACAACCCGACCTTTGATTATATGGTTTTGAAACCCTATGCGGATAAGATGACATTCGTAGGGCTGCCCGAAGAATTTAGGGTATTGTCGGCCAAACTTCCCGGCATGACTTATACCGAGGTGCAGGACTTCGCAGAGTTGGCCGCAGTAATTAAGGGCAGTGAGTTGTTTGTTGGCAACCAGTCAATGGCCTATGCGATTGCCGAAATCATAAAGCACCCACGGATAGTTGAAGTCTGCCCGTACGCCAATAATGTAATCCCGACCGGGGCGAACGGATATGGGGCGTTTACATTGGTTAACCTCATTCAAATAATGAAATACAAATATGGCTAAACAATTTTTAAAAGACTGGCCGACCGAGTTATATTTTACTAAAGGGGGAGTAAAGTATCATAAAGACCAATTCGGCACACTACACAGCAAGTCAATCGACCAGACCGATATGGTTGGCGGTGAAAAACAAGAAGAACGCAACAGCGAAGAACTGAACGCTACCCGGCTTGAACGCATCAAAGCAATCACCCCGAGCAATCGGTATGTTTTAGATTACGGCTGCGGTCGTGGACAATTTTTGTCCTATCTCAGGCAGAAAGGTGTTAAGTCAAACGGATATGACCCGTACAACCCCGAGTTCAACTTCCTGTATAATGTGAAATACGATTGCGTTACAATGATTGAAGTCGTTGAACATTTGTCATACCCGTTCCCGGAGTTATCTGGGGTACATTTACTATTGAAAGAGGGTGGCAAAGTAATGATTGAAACTTCATTTGCAGATTGGCTAACGAAGGACGATGCTTACATCGACCCGAAGGTTGGTCATTGTACAATATGGAGTCATGCAGGGCTTGACCACTTCATGCAGTTGGCAGGGTTCAAAGTAGGCAAACACATAAACCAAAATGTACGCATATACGAAAAGTAATGGAGTGGATTGAAATAAGCAAACTGAGGCCGCACCCTAAAAACCCACGGGCAATTAGGGATAGAAAATTCGAGAAGTTGAAGCAATCAATAATCGAGTTTCCCGAAATGCTTGTAAAACGCCCTTTGATTGCATATACCCACAAAAACCACTTTGTTGTCTTAGGGGGCAACCAACGACTTCGAGCCATGCAAGAAATCGGCATTGAAGAAGTCCCGGTTATTTTGGCAGACGAATGGAATGAAGAACAACGCAACCGCTTCCTGATTGCCGACAACATAAATGCAGGGGAATGGAACTGGGATAGCCTTGCAAACGAATGGGATGCGGATAAACTTTCGGCATGGGGTTTGGACATTCCCAGCGAACCCGAAGAGACCGAAAAAGATTTCTGCCCTACTTGTGGAAAATAAAGAGAGAAATTAGAGAAATGGCAAACGATCATAACTTAATACCAGCCCAAAAAGGAGAGGTTAGAAACCCCAACGGCAGACCAAAAAAGTATGTAACTCTCTTGAAAGAGCAGGGGTACAAGTTAGCCGAAATAAACGACACCATTCAAGCGATGCTGTCAATGGACTTGGACGAACTGAAAGAGGTGTGGCAAAACCCGAAAGCAACGATATTGGAAAAGACGATCGCCAACGCTATGCGCAAGTCATTGGAGAAGGGCAGCCTTTATTCGATTGAAACATTATTGAGCAGGGTGTACGGGAAGCCAAAGGAAACGGCAGATGTTAATCAAACGGTGCAGGGCGAAATTAAAATAACATTAGACTTAGGATAATGAAAAGGCAGACAGCAGTTGAATGGTTGGTTAAGGAACTAAACGAAAAAATCGATTATATTCCGATTGATAAATGGGCTACTATTAGATACATAGTTCAACAAGCCAAAGAAATGGAACGGCAACAAATTATAGACGCTTGGTGCGATGCTTCACCACCGCATCAAGATATGACTCTTTGGGCTGAAATATACTACAAACAAACACATGAAAGTACGGGCGCAGCATAGACACCTTAAACGACATCGGGCAAATGTGCAACTAAAACTCAGGTTTCAATATGTGCAAATAGTTAGCCCCCTTATTCGCATGATTATGGCCGACATTAAGAATATCAAAAAATGAAAATCTTAGCACTTTGGGAAGGCATGGGGGGTGTGGAATATCACCGCCTTTACTCACCCCTAAAATACCTGCAAATTACCCACCCCGAATTGGAAGTGGATATTTGCACGGATATAAACGAGAAAGGCACACCCAACCTTACGCAATACGATTTGGTGGTCTTCAACCGCTATATCGGGAAACGGCACTATGATGTGTTGGTTCACCTTGCCAAACACAATATCCCCTATGTCATTGATGTGGACGATTATTGGCGGCTGCCTAAGTTTCACCATGCTTACCGCTGGGCAAAAACAAACGACCTCAAAGGGGCAGTTCAAGACGCTATACATTACGCTGCCGGGGTTACTGTAACCACCGACACACTGGCAAATGAAGTGCGGCAAATCAACTCAAATGTGTGTGTGCTGCCAAATGCTTTGAACCTCACTGACGAACAATGGCTGGGCGAAAAAACGCAATCGGATAAAATCAGGTTCGGCTGGGTTGGTGGGCTTACTCATGCCAACGATATTCAGATCATAAGCGATGCGATAGCTTATATGTGCGACACTTACCCGGACCAGGTGGAGTTCTACCTATGCGGATATCAACCGCATCACCTTTGGCAGTCTATTTTGTATCGGTTCAATGGAAGTGCGGACAAGGTACGGGAGCAGGTGAAGGTAAGCGGTGCGCAGCAGGTGAATGAATACGGCTTGTTCTACCGATTGTTTGATGTGGCACTTGCACCCCTCGAAGATATCAAGTGGAATAATTGCAAGTCCGAGTTAAAAGTCATTGAAGCCGGGGCGTATGCCTTGCCAGTCGTTGCCAGTTATGTCAAACCTTACAGCACAATGGAAGCCAACCCCGGGATAATGTATGCAGGAAACACAACCGAAAGCTGGGTGAAGGCAATGACCAAATCAATGGACACACTCAAAGAGGCAAGGGGTGAAGCCAACCGGATTTACTGCAACACCCACCATAACTTTGAGGCCATAAACCTGAACCGATTAGAGTTTTACAAGCAGTGCATATCAGGTACACACGCCCATTCGTAACCGATTACCAACGGGCTATATTAGACAGCCCTTCAAGGTACACCGTAACCGCTGCCGCCACCAAAGTAGGCAAGACAGCCAGTCATATTATTTGGCTATTTGAACAGGCGTTGACGCTAAAAGAAAATCAATCAGTTTGGTGGGTAGCCCCTGTGTATCAGCAGGCTGAAATCGCCTTCAATCGTATGCGAACTCAGGTAACCGACAAGGGCTTTTTTAAGGTCAATGAAAGCAAGTTGCGATTGACCACACCAACGGGAGGGATAATTCAATTCAAGTCCGCAGAAAAGCCCGACAACCTATATGGGGACGATGTGTTCGCAGCCGTGTTTGATGAGTTCACAAGGGCGCGAGAAGAGGCGTGGTTCGCACTCCGTTCCACATTAACCAAAACTCAGGGGAAATGTAAGTTGATCGGGAATGTAAAGGGCAAAAAGAATTGGGGTTACAAGTTATCCGAACGGGCAAAGGCTGGTGAACCGGGGTATCAGTTCTACAAGATAACCGCTTATGACGGGGTGGACGCTGGGATATTGGACGCTGCCGAAATTGAGCAAGCCAAAAGGGATTTGCCACAGCATATATTCAGTGAGTTGTATTTGGCAGAGCCGACCGAGGACGGCAGCAACCCATTCGGGCTGAGTTACATCGACCGCTGCATCAAAGCGCAATCGACCGCACCTGCTGAATGGTATGGCATCGACCTTGCAAAATATACCGACTGGACGGTGATTATTGGTTTGGACAAGGATTACAATGTCTGCCACTTTGAGAGGTTCCAAAAGGATTGGGCGCAGACTGAGCAGCATATAATTGAGTTGATAGGCACAACCCCCTGCGCGATTGACAGCACGGGCGTAGGCGACCCGATTGTAGAGAAGATACAAAAACGCTGCCCTCGGGTTATCGGGGTGAAGTTCACATCACAAAGCAAACAGCAAATGATGGAACAATTAACCGCGGATGTTCACGCTGCTGCAATAGGTTTTCCTGAGGGAGTAATCGCAGATGAAATGCGGAACTTTGAATTTGAACACACAGCCACAGGGATGCGGTATTCTGCCCCGGCTGGGTTGCATGATGACGCGGTGTGCGCCTTGGCACTTGCCCGGCATTGCTGCCAAAAAAATAAGAAAGGAGTATTTTTCGTAATATGAAACTACCTAAGAACTGGGAACAAATCACAATCGGTCAATTTCAGCAGCTGCAAAAGTTGACTGAGCCGACCTTTGATAACCAAATCAAGACGCTGGCCGTTTTGAGCAATTACACCCAAGAGCAAATTGAAGACTTGCCCGTGTACAAGGTGGCCGACCAAGTCGCAAAACTGGCGTTTATGTCTGATTTACCCAAGCCGAAACACATCACCGGATTTTGGTGCGGAAATTATGTCTATAAATTCGCAGCAAACCAGCATCAGTTAACGGCTGGGCAATTCATAACTATTCAGGATTTAATTCAGTCCGGGAATTGGATTGATAACCTGCATAAGATTATGGCAGCCCTTTGCGTTCCGTATCGCGTTATGTGGCCAAAGCGGTGCGAACTGAAAGCACAGGACTTTGAACGGGTTGCAGAACTCTTTAAAAACAAAATGCCTATCTCGTTGGCATACGCTTACACGCTTTTTTTTTCGACTTGCTGGCCGGAATTACAAGACGCTATCCTTCACTATTTAAAGGCGGAGGCGGAGACGATGAAGGCGACACTCGAAGACAAGACCGAGCAGGTTTAATATGGTTAAAGACCGTTGACAAGTTGGCACGGGGCGACCGAGCGAAGTATGACTACTTCCTAAAAATGGGCATCATTGAGTTTCTAAACTCTTGCAGCTTTGAACACGAAAGGGGCAGGGCAAGGGGTGAACGACTTAACCAAGCGAGCAGCGACGCGAAAAGGGCAAAGGACATCAATGTTTATGTGGTGGCACTTTTGCAAGAACTTTTAGATTAGTACATTTGTAAATAGTCAGGTGGCGGAATGGTAGACGCTTAAATGGAGTATCATGTTGTATAACCAGTACGAAAACTACAACCTCTATATTCAATAACAGGTTCGACTCCTGTCCTGACTACCCTCCCTGTCGATAGCATCGGCAGGCCGACCCGGTTTCAGCAATGAGCCGGGTTTCTCTTTGGTACATTTATTAGCGTGAGCATATCAAAGGCGCAATTAGACGCAATCAACCGGGGGGCGTTGGCCAACATCGGCAAGAACGCAAACGACCCTGATTTAAAGAGTGGCAGTCTGCTTGACCAGTTATTGATTGGATGTGCTGAAAGGCTCACTGAAGAACTACGCAATAAATTAACCGAAAAAGAACTTGTTGCCACCCAAAATCTTCGCAGCAGCATAGATGCAAGTGAGGTTTTTCAGATTGCCAATGGTGTCGCAGTGAATATCAAAATGGCAGACTATTGGGAAAATGTTGACAAAGGCCAAAAACCCGGCACTATTGTAGAAGTCAAATCACTTGAAGAATGGATAAATCGCAAAGCAAGTGTTAAAAAATCAGTAAGGCCGCGACCCGGTCAATCTATGCAAGAGGCCGTAACTTCTTTTGCGGTTGCTATTGCTGCCAAAATTAAAGAAAAGGGTACAATTAAAAGGTTCGGGTATAAGGGTGCAAATTTTGTGCAAGAGGTATTATCCCCCCAAAACATTGATGCAATCGCCCAGCATCTTTCAGACGCATTCGGGCAGCGCATTTTGATTTCGGTAAAATTAGAAGAACGCAAACCTGCTTAACCTTACACCGAAAAGCCACCGGGTACATTTTAAGGCGTGGCGATTACCATTGAAAACGAACCGGGCGACATCACCCCCGTTTATTCCGACATAACCTACACACTGAGCAGCACCAACTCAGGGCAGACAAATTTCAAATTCGTTGCCGTAGTTAAAAATGCGGCTGGCACTATCCTGGCAAAACTTAAAGCCCCGGTTTACACTGGCACCAGTTACGGGGTGTTTAACCTTTCCCGTATATTGCAAAACTATGTAACCTTTGATTTCAATCAGGCAACGACAATCCCGGCCAAATGCAGCAACTCATTTCTTGCCTACTCAGTTGAGTTTGGTGAAGAGTACGGAGGCACGGAATATCTGAACTTAACCAGCGACACGGGTAAATACACTTGGAACGGGTTGTTTTCCAAATGGGAAAGTGAAGCGGTGAGTGATTACGAGATAGCAATCCCCAGCAGTCGCAAGTTTTTAACCACGGTTCGCAGCCGCAGGGTTACACGGGCGCAGTACGATTACCTTTATTTTTTGAGGGGTGCTGCCACGGGTGTAGATGAAGTGGAAGTGAAAGCCTACGATGCGGCAGGTAACGCCACGACATCGGTAATTGACCAGACATTTAACACCACGGCAAAAGACGAATACTTACTTCGTATGGCGGCAGGGGTTGTAAACCTGAACCAAATATCCGCAGCATCTTTAATCAGTGGCACGGCAGGTTCGGTTGTTCCGGTGGGTACTGTCTATTATACAATACAGCTTAAACAAAGTATCGGGAATGACCCGTGCAGTGAGGCCTATCGGTTTGATGTGATTGAGGAGTGCAGTAAGTACACGCCCCGTGTATTGTATTTCCTCAATCGCCTTGGTGGCTTTGAAACACTGCGGTGTGGAATGCTGAACCGCGACACCTACGAAGTGCAACGCAAACAATTAAAACGCAATACTTATGAGTTTACCGGGACGCAATACGGACGCGACACCGCAGCCCACGGCATCGCAAGTTATTCCACCACCAAAACGCGCAAAGTAATTTTGAACACGGACTTCCTGAACGCAACGGAGTGGCAATGGGTGGACGATCTACTCAGCAGTCCTATTGTCTATTTGGACGGCACTATACCCGTGAACATAACGAATACCTCAATGGAAGTGTTTGACCTTAACGACGGGCCACAGCAGTTGCGAATTGAAGTTGAGTATACCGAACCCGAAATTCTGCAGAATATATGAACAATGTAAGGCTGGTTTGCGGCAATCAGATAGTTGACTTGCCGACCGACTTCGGGATATTGATAAATAAAAGCATTGCCGATATACGCGAACCCGAAAGCAGGTCGTCGGATTGGAGTAAAACATTTACCCTTCCAGGTACAAAGCGGAATAATAAGCTGTTCAGTCATTTGTTTGACTTGAACTTGTCAATCCGAAACACCACAGCAACGAATTTCAACCCGGATTTCAACCCAAACCTGAAAGCCAGTGCATCGCTATATGTGGACGAGGTTACGCAAATAGAGGGCTTTATACGGCTGCTGAATATCAATGTAACCGACCGACACGAAATACAATACGAGTGTACATTGCACGGGCAGTTGGCCGACTTGTTTGCAAAGATTGCGGACAAGAGAATGTCCGAACTGGATTTTAGTGAGTATAACCACACTATAAACAGCACCAATATTTTCAATTCGTGGGACACTTCGATTGTAAAAAACGGCAGCAGCGGATATGTCAATTTTAGCGGTGGTAAACCGATTGGTGAGGGTTATGTCTATGGGTGGATAGATAATGGCACATACGCCAATTATGACAATCTATACACGGATAACATGACCCCGTATGTGTACGCAAAGCAGGTTGTTGACAAGATATTCAGTGGCGCAGGTTACACATACAGCAGCGGCTCATTTTTCAATAGCGATTTATTTAAGAGATTAGTTGTACCCTGCCCGACAAAGAACCCGATTTTATCAGAGGCGCAGGTTACACTCAGGCAGTTTGAAGCCAGCCCGAGCAGTTCGGCAACTTATAACATAAACACTTCACCGCCTCGCATCAATTTTGGCAATGAATTAACCGACCCTTCAAACCAATACAACACCACAAATTCACGATTTACAAACGCCTTCCAAAATCAGGTGTATGATTTCTATGTGGATTTAAAAGGCACGGCTCAGGGGCTTAATGCAAATTCAGAAGATTATTTGTTCCTGATGTTCAATGTCAACGGGCGAAGGTTTAGGCGCAGCATATTGCTAAAATCAAACGGGCTGGGTGTGGCAACTCTTGACCAAGTGATAAAACTTGAAAACTTCCGATTGTTTTTGAATGACTATGTAGAAGTTGAATTTGACAAAATCATGTCGGGTTCGGGTGGCATTTCACCGGGCGCAACTTTGACCGGTGCGAGTATAACCCTAAACAGCACAACAAGTTTTTACAATGTCATTGTAGAGGGGAATTATGGGTATGGCGACCAAATGGACTTCACCGGATTTTTTACGGGAACTGAAACCAAGCAGCGTGAGTTTATGCGGTGGGTTTTTACGATGTTCAATTTGTATTGCGAACCTGACCCAGCAAAGGCATATTCAGTTGTTGTGTTACCCCGTGAGGATTTTTACACAAGCACGGTGCGCGATTGGACAATGAAGCGCGATTTGTTGCAGCCTATGGAGATTATACCTATGGGCGACCTCGATGCAGGGCGTTATGTGTTCAGCTATGCAGAAGGAGATGACGAACAAAACAAATACTATCGCGAAGATTACGGGCGTACTTATGGCGACCGCAATGTGATTGTAGAAAATGACTTTGTAAAAGACGAAAAAAGAATTGAAATCGGGTTTGCGCCAACTCAAATAATTAAACCTGAAATTGAAACGGATAAATACTTGCCTTCGATTGAAACTAACAGCCAAGAGCAAAAGGGTGGCAAGTTAAGGATATTGCAGTACGATGCAATTTCGTGTAATGTTTACCGGGTTATTAACGGCTCCCCTGCTGCAAGTGGAACGCCAACGATAAATGTAAAACAAACCTACCCGTTTATGTCGCATTTGGACGACCCCAATTCTTCAACGGTGGACATCAATTTTGGAATGCCTCGTATGATTGGGTTAAAACCGGGTACGGCTGTAACTAATAACAATCTTTACAATAAGTATTGGAGTAAGTATATTCAAGAAATCACGGATAAGGATAGTAAAATAGTCCGTGGTCATTTTCACCTAACCCCGGCAGACATGGAAAAGCTGTCATTCCGGGACTTGTATTTCTTTGACGGCAACTATTTCCGGCTCAACAAGGTAGAGGACTACGACCCGATAAACCCCTCGGTAAACATTTGCGAGTTTTTGTTCTTAAAAACCGGACAAACATTCACGGCAACGACTGGCAGCGTAGGCGGTGGCGGTGAACAAGGCACTGGTGAAGAAACGGAATACAATCCCGGTGGCGGCAGAACCAACGGCAAGGTCATTGAACAAAAGGGCGTAAGCATAGGGGAGTATAATAGCGTAGGGGACGGCATAGGCGTAGGCAATGCGATAACGAATTTAGGACTGCGGAATGCGGCATTTGCCACAAGCGGAGTTACTTTTCTATGTGATGATAGCATAGTGATTGGCGAAGCCCCAGCCGAACCAGTGGGATGTAATGAGGTGTGGGTACAAGGGCAGGAGATAACCCCAAACAATTTTAATAGCAATCGATTTGCTTTCCCACCTAACAATTACACACTGGCATTGCACGATGACATTATAATTTCGCTGGGAACGGGAAACCACACATTGACATTACCTGACGCATCAACCGCATCCAACAAATTATATTGGATTGTAAAAAAAGGTGCGCAGGGAACACTCACCATTGACGCATACGCAGACCAGTTGATCGACGGGGAGGCTAATTACACAATCAATACACATTACGGAACGGCTTGTTTGGTGTGTGATGGCACAGAATGGTACGCATTAACAAACAAATAAAATGGCAAAAACAACGGTAGCAATAGACTTGCAGGCGCAAACCAAAGGGACGGAAAGCGTCAAATCATTAAAAACCCAAATACGCGAGGCAACTCAGGAAGCGATTAAGTTATCGCAAAAGTTTGGTGAGTTCAGTCCACAAGCAACGGCAGCCGCTGCAAAGGTAGCTGAACTTAAAGACCAAATGGGGGACTTTCAGGAAAGGGTTGCCGCTTTAAATCCTGATAAATTCCAAGCGATTGCAACTTTAACCCAAGGTGTCGCAAGAGGTATTCAAGCAGCACAAGGCGCAATGGCTTTGTTTGGAACTGAAAGTGAAGATGCACAAAAAGCCCTTTTAAAGGTGCAAGGCGCAATGGCATTGGCAGAAGGGGTGCAGGGGGTTATTGTTTTAACAAATCAATTTAAAGCACTTGGAAGCGTTGCAGTACAAGCATTAAACAACATAGCCAAAGGACTCGGCAGAACTGGCATCGGTTTGTTGGTTGTTGGTTTGGGTATAGCCATTACGGAACTTGTTGCAAATTGGGATAAACTGAAAGAAATGATTTCAGGCACTAATAAGGTGCAAGACCAATTAAACAAATCTTTGACAGCCTATTCAGACGGGGCAAAGGATGCTATTCAGCAAACCATGACGGTGGCAATGGCTTTTGATAACGCAAAGCGTGGTGTCATTTCAAAAGAACAAGCACTTGCAATATACAATGAGCAGTTAGGTGGAGTTCTTGGAACTCAAACGGATTTGAACTCAGCAGAAAAAGTCTTCATTCAAAATGCGGATGCCTATGTTGAAGCGGCAGCGAAAAGAAAACAAATTGATGCACTCTTAACACAAGCGGCAGAAATAGAGGCAAAAGCCCGAATGGATGCGCAGCAGTTAGAAATTGACTTTAACCGCGATAAATATGCAACGGCCTATGACAAATATCTTATGCAAAGAGAGCAAAGGATAACCAAGGCGAGGGCATCAGAAAATTCACAAGCAGCAATAGCAGCGGCAAAACAAGTGGCAGGTGAATTGCAAATAATCACCAAAGGCCACAAATTAAATTTAGATGCTGGTAAAAAATTCAATGAAGATTACAAGGGCGTTCTTGAAAGTAGACAAGATATAATCAGAAAGCAGCAAGAAGAAGCGTCAAATGATTATGTTAAGTTTGGCCGTGATTTAGAATTGTTGGAGGCTAAAACAGAAGAAGAAAGGGAACAAATAAGATTAGTTTATGCTCAACAAGATAGGCGATTTAAAATTCAAAATGCTGCCTATGACTTAGGCCAAATTGAAAATAAAAGTGAAGAAGAACTACATTTATACAAATTTTACCAAGCGATGCTTCGCAGGTTAAATAAAATAGATGAAATTGAACAAACCAACCTCGATAAAAAAATAAAAGAAGATGCGCTAAAAAGGCAACAAGACCACAACGAAAAACTAAAACAAGAGTTTGAAAAGTCGGCTCAAACTGAATATGAAACAAATGTTGAGGCAATAAACAAACTTTATTCAGACCGCGAGTCGGCAGCGGCTCAGGACTTTTTGAACGGCAAAATAAACGCTGAAGAATATGATGCGGCCATTGCTAAAATTGAAGCGGATAAAAATGCAAGGTTAATGCAAGAGGCAAAGGACTATGGCAAAGACTCTACTGCAACACAAAAGGAATATTTAGACAAACAAGTTCAACAAAAAAAGGATGCAGATGCTGAAGAAATTAAAAGTGATGACGAAAAGAAAAGAAAGCAGCAAGAGAATTTACAGCAGCAACTGGCTTGGACAGCGCAGGGTTTTGGGCAAATAGCCGACCTTGCAGATGCGTTTGCAGGTAAATCCGAAGAGCAGCAGAAAAAGGCCTTTGAAATAAAGAAAAAAGCCGCAATGGCTCAGGCAATAGTGGAAACCATTGCAGCGGCTCAGTCGGCATACGCATCACAAATTATACCGGGCGACCCTACTTCGATTGTAAGGGGTGCTATTGCAGCATCTTTGGCACTTGCAGCTGGTGTTGCAAGAGTACGAAAAATTGAACAGACACCATTTGAAGCAAAAGGAGTTGACAAAGGAACAGACGGAAAAGGTGGCAAAAATCCTTCTGCACCAAACACTACACCCGTAACCGGGGGCTTGTTGCCGGATATGGAACAGCCCGGTGGTTTTGCCGGAATGGGGCGTGTTTATGTCTTGGAAGGCGACATCACCAAAACACAAACAAGGGTTCGCAGGGTGCGAAATGTATCGGTTGTTTAATGGGTACATTTAAGGGCATGGAGTTACCATTGTACAAAATAGTAGTGAATGAAGATGACGACACGGGCGTAGAATTCGTTTCGTTAGTTGACAAACCTGCTATAAAAAAAGATTTTCTGCTATTCAATGAGCAGCGCAAGTTTTCTATTCAATCAGAAGAAAAGCGCATAATCACTGGCCCGGCAATGCTGGCAAACAAACCCATTTATCGTTTTGACGATGCAAGGGGTGAGTATTATGTCGTATTCGATGCGGACACCATTTGGACTATCGCAAAGAAAATGGCACGCAAAGCCATGTACAACGCAGTCAACACAGACCACGCCACACCCGTAAACGAAGGAGTGTATATGATTGAGATGTACTTCATAGACCGGGCAAGGGGTATAATGCCGCCCGTTGGTTTTGAAGATGCCGAGGACGGCTCAATGTTCGTTACCTATTTAGTGGACAATGAAGAAGTATGGGAAAAAGTAAAGGCAGGGGAATGGAAAGGCTTTTCAGTTGAGGGGCTTTTCAATGTCGAATATGAGGGTAGTGTCGCTGCCGAACTCAGGGCAATGGCATCTGAACTAAGTAAAATTTTGCACCAATTTACAAACAATAATATTTAAAGAAAATGAACTTCACAAAAGAACTGGCCGAATTGAAAACCAGCTTTTCGGCATTAACCGAAGAATTAAAAATGCGCTTTACTGCTGAGGCAGAACCAGCGGCAGAACCAAAAAAGTTTGGCGAAGCCACTTTGGTTGACGGCACAATCGTAGCATTCGAAGGCGATGCACCCGCAGTGGGTGGCGCACTTATGGTTATCAGCCCCGAGGGCGAAGTACCTGCACCTGACGGAACTCACGAAACTACCGACGGGCAGTTGATTTCAACTGAGGGTGGTATCATTACCGAAATCGAAACCAAAGAAATGGAAGTCGAAGAAGAGGCAGCAGCACAATTTGCCAGCCTTGAAGTATTCGAAGCCTACCGCACAAGTGTTGAAGACCGCCTGAGCAGCATCGAAAAGAACCTGATTGCTATGCTGGGCAAGGTTGAAGAAACTTTCAGCGTGTTCGAAAAGTTCGCAAACCAAACCCCCGAGCCTGCTGCACCCCAGTTCGGCCACAAAAAAGTAGAAAAAGACAGCGCACTTAGCGCTTTCGCATCCTCATTCAAAAACCTTAAAAAATAAAATAAAATGGCATTTGTTGTTTCAGGTCTTACCGACTACACCAAAGAGGTAAAAACCGACCTACTCGTAAAATCAATGTTCAGTGGTAAAACTGCATCTTTGTTGCAGGGTGCTGGACAAGTTGTTCCCGGAATTAAGAGTGCAGAAATTCTGCCTTTGCTTTATTCTGATGTGTTTTTTCAAACTGACGGATGCGGTTACACTGCATCAGGTAGCACCACAATCAGCAAAAGAACCCTGACCGTTGGTAAAATCAAAATTGAAGAAACTTTGTGTCCTAAGACTTTGGAAACCAAATACACTCAGATTGGTTTGGCTGCTGGCGCACCCGTTGACCTTGGCGTATTCCAAGAGCAAATCGGAAACGAAAAGGCTTCAAAAGTAGCTGAGGCTCTTGAAACTGCAATTTGGCAGGGCGACTCAACCGGAGGCTCAGGCAACAGCGGTTTCTTTGACGGCTTCCTCACTATCCTTGGCGACCTCGGATTTGGAGGTGCTGGCGACCCTATCGAAGGCAACCCCACAACTGGCGGTGGTTACACTCAGTTGACTTCGCTTACTTCTTCAAACATTGACGAAGCCATTGCAAAGATTTACAGCCTTATTCCTGCCGGAGTTCTTGGCAAAGAAGATGTGTTTATCGCAATGGGCACAGATACCTACCGCACTTACCGCGCTTGGTTAGTATCTGCCAACTTGTTCCACTACGACGCTGTTGAAGCAACTGCAATGGAAATCGTTGACCCTATCAGCGGCATCAAAATCTACGGTCTGCATGGAATGAATGGCACTAACAAAATTGTTGCCGGACGCTGGTCAAACTTCTTTATCGGTACTGACATGATGAATGAAGAAGAAGATTGGAAAATGTGGTATTCTCAGGACAACGACGAAGTTCGCTTCCGCGCTTCAATGAAGTATGGAACGCAAATCGCGTACCCCGAAGAAGTAGTGTATTTCAAACTTCCATAATTAACGAAATAGAAATTTAAACCCGGGGGGTGGGGAACAACCCTACCCCCTTTTAATTTAAAAAACAGATGTGTATATTAACTACCGGATTTACTCTTGATTGCAAAACGCAGTCGGCCGGAATAAAATCAATTTACCTTGTTGAATTTGGCGCAAAAGCCACTTTGACAAAATCATCAGGTGAGGTTTCTGCCCACACCCTGACCAGCCCCAAAGTTTATTTCAAGTACGAACTTGAAAAGGAAACCACTGCAATGACTTGGCGCACCATTCCGTCAACTGAAAATGGCACGGTGTTCTATGAAGCCGAAGTAAATGCAAGGTTGCACAAAGTAACCACCGCCCAAAGAAACGAAATCAAACTGCTGGCTCAAAACCGTATGCTGTTAATTGTACTTGATGCAGAAGGTAACTACTGGCTGCTGGGTGCTGATTATGGCGTTCAGTTGCAGCAATCAGAAAGCAATTTCGGTCAGGCGTTTGGAGACTTCAAAGGTCATGTTCTTAACTTTTTGCACAAAGAAACAGACCTGCCTTTGAAAGTTCAGTCGGCTGTTGTAACTTCGCTGGGTCTTTCATAGTATTTGTTCATAGTATTTGCAAGGGGGTGGCTACGGCTGCCCCTTTTTTTTGCACACTTTGAAAATGGGTACATTTAGGGTTGATGCTCTACATTACTAAGGGTCAAAGCAATTCAGTAATCATAACTGGCCGGGAAAAGGTTACAATTACCTCGCCCGTTTATTTGTTGGTTTTTGACAGCCAAGTGAGCTATGACCAAAAGGCATTTATTGTGGCCGACAGCAGCACACACCCGGCAAGGTTTCAAGAGTTCACATTTACCGAGGGCAGCACAGCGGCTAAAACCCTGCCGATTGGAACACATTATTGGAGGTTATTTGCACAAACCAGCCCCACCAATTTAGACCCTGACTTGGCAAACGAAGAAATAGACCGGGGTATAGCCGAAGTAAATACATCACACACGAATTTTAATGACCATGAGGTCAACACCACTATAAAACAGCACCACATCGGATGAGTTTTGAACTATTAAAGATAACATTTGCGGAGTCTAAGCTGCCAAAGTTCAAAGAACAAAAGCAAAAAGGCTTCGTTACATACGGGGAAAAGAACGATTTTCCTGATACATTACTCGAATTCTACAAGCGCAGCCCAAAACACGGGGCGATTGTAAAGCAAAAGGCAAGGTTCACCGCTGGGAGTGAGTGTGTAATTGAGGGCAATCAGGCGGCTTTGAAGTTGATTGACTTTGTTAACCCATACGAAGGGCTGCATGATTTCAAAGCAAAGTTGGCACTCGATTACGAGATATTCAATGGCTATTGTTTTGAGGTGCATTACAACAAGTTAGGGCAAATTGCAAAGTTTTACCATGTAGATTTTTCAAAAATCCGCACAAATGACCACCGGACTTACCTTTATCTGCAAGACTGGCAGAAATACAAGGCGGATGAGGTAAGGACTTATGACCGATTTAACCCGGACACAGCAGAGCCGTTCAGCGTTCAGTTGTACTATTACCGGGAATATGATGCAGGGCTGGGAGTTTACCCATTACCCCCGTACATTCACGGGCTGCAATACATCGAAATTGATGTTGAGATAGCCAACTTTCACAATAACAACATCCGCAATGGGTTTTCAAATGGGACGCTGGTTCAGTTGTTTAAGGGCGAACCGACACCGGAACAAGCGCGTAAGTTTGAACGGAAATTTAAGGATAGAACCACCGGGACGGATAACGCTGGTGGCTTAATCATTCAGTTCAATGACGGCAACGAACGCCCGGCAGAGGTTAACCACATACAGCCCAGCGACATTGACAAACAATTTCTGCAACTGAATGAAACCGTAAACAGCGAGATATTCACGGCTCATAACTTTCCACCTATCTTAATGGGTCAAAAATCAGACGGGCAACTGGGCGCGAGAAATGAATTGATTGAGGCGTACGAGATGTTTCATAAAAGCTATGTAAACCAACGACAAGCAAGACTTGACAGTTCACTTGAATATGTTTGCGATTTCATATATCCGGGCGTACAGATAAGCACACAAGACAGCGAGTTTATCGGCCTTGATTATGTGGCACTGGCAAACACCGGGGTTATTTCAGTAGATGAAGCGAGGGTTGCACTTGGTTTGGGCGAAGCTGAGCAGAAAGTAGTTGACAGCGCACAGCGTATAATTGAAAGCATTAACAGCCTTTCGCCACTTGTGGCAAACAATGTGCTGTCAAACATGACCATAAACGAAAAAAGGGCGTTGGCAGGTCTTGCACCAATAGCAGGTGGTGATGTGTTACAGGCAGCACCACCAGCCGATGCAGCGTTCAAATTCAATGACTTTGAAAAGTGGCACGATGACGATTTAAAAGTGTTCGCGCAATTTGGACAGCCTGAAAGTCAGTTTGAAATGGTGAAGTTCAACTTTGCTGAACTGAGTGAAAAAGAACTTGCAATCATGGGGGCGGTTAATGATAACCCAAAGGCAAGTATCAAAGAGATTTCGACCGCCTCACGAATAGCCGAAGATGAAGTGATTAAGATTTTAAGAGTGTTGCAAGACGCTGGTAAAATTGAGTGGACAAACACCGCCATAAAAATTACCGACATCGGCATTAACGACATCAGCGACAGCGGAGGCACACCACGAATTGAACTGAGGTATAAATATAATGTGAGTCCCGAGGCAAAACCACTAAAAACACAATCACGCCCGTTCTGCATTGAAATGGAAAAGATGAACCGACTTTATACAAGGGCAGACATTGACCAAATGACTGCGATTTTGGGTTATGATGTATGGAGACGCAGGGGCGGTTGGTACACCGTGCCCGATAGCGAACCAGCAATACACTTGCCACATTGTAGGCATGAGTGGAAGCAGGTATATGTAAGGAGGCGCAACAATGGCTAATTTTGCTTTTTTTGTAAGTGAGCAGGATGTTAAGAAAAACACCCCGATAGACGAAAATGTGGACAGCAAAATCCTGCAAACCGCTATGCGTACGGCTCAGGATATTTACATCAGGGATATAATAGGCTCGGGGCTTTACGATAAGATTTGCGACGACATTAACGGGGCTGGTTTGGCAGGTGATTATTTGACACTTGTAAACAAATACATTGCGCCTTGCCTATACCACTACATTGTAACTGAAAGTATGCTGCCAATGACCTTTAAAATGATGAATAAAAGCGTCATGACAAGGGGCAGCGACAATTCAAACAGCGTGGATTTAGACCAGTTGACACGAATTGAACGGGAATATCAGCACAAAGCGGAATACTACGCCCAAAGGTTGCGCGATTACCTGCTGGAAAACGACACTAAATTCCCATTATACCTAAATCCGGGCGACGGCATCGATGTAATTAACCCACATTCTCAGGATATGCTGGGCGGTTTCTTCCTCGGATATGGTGAAGACGATTGCTTTCTTAATTACGATTTTCCCAAATGAGTAAAGTACGCGAGAAAAACGAACAAAAAGCCTTAATATATTTTCAAAAACATGGTAACGATAAACCAACTGCTAAACGCCCTTACAACAGCAGGGGAAAATCACAGGCAAATTAAGGCGGTCGTTACCAACCTTGATTACAATGTAGCCACAACGGGCGACACATTGTACCCATTGATGCGGATATTTCCTGACGGCAGCCAAATTGACGGGGATAGGGTTGTTTATCGTTTTGCGCTGGCCGTAATGGATAGACACCGCGAAGATTTCACGGATGCCGTTGAACGGATAAGCGATATGCACCAAGTTCTTTTGGACATTTACGCGACACTTCGCTACATATACCGGAACGATAGTTCGGGAATGTGGAAACTCGAAGATAGCGCAACACCTTTTTACGACGACAAAACCGACATCGTGGCAGGGGTTGCAAGTGTGTTTACATTCACAGCATCAAACACCCGTGATTTTTGCGATGTACCTTCAAATGATTACGACTTTCCGGGATTGGATTTGTCGGGATTGCAGGTCATTGACGGGGGGTATTACAATAGTTCTTTTTCAAACATAATTAACGGAGGCATAGCGTGAGTTACATCACTATAAAATTAAGACGCGGCACTGCTGCACAATGGACAGCACAAAACCCGGTATTGGCCGAAGGTGAATTTGGTGCTGAAACCGACACCCGAAAATTTAAAATCGGTAACGGAGTAGGGGCGTGGAACTCGCTGCAATACTGGGGCGGTAGCGGTGGTGGTGCGACATTGTTCACTGACCTTACCGATGTGCCGCAAAGTTACACCGGGCAAGGCGGCAAACTTGTACGGGTAAAAGCCGATGCAAGTGGATTGGAATTTTACACCTTGACCATAAGCAGTGGCGATGTAACGACAGCACTCGGGTTTACTCCCGAAAATGTGGCGAATAAGTCCACAAGCGTTACAACGGATTTAGCTTCAAACACAAAGTACCCAAGCGTTAAAGCGGTTTATGATTGGGCGGTGGCGACATTCACCACAACCGCAGCGGTGGCAAGTCAAATAACAACTGCATTAAGCGGCTATGCAACTCAGGCTTATGTAACCTCGCAGGGATATATTACCAATGTCATCACGGCTTTGGGTTATACGCCCGAAAACAGCGCAAATAAGAAGACATCGTTGGCCGATAATAGCGACACATTCTATCCCTCGCAAAAGGCTGTTAAAACGGCTGTGGATGCGAAACAAGACACGCTGCAATCAGGAACAAACATCAAGACAATTAACGGCAACAGCGTTGTTGGAAGTGGCGATTTGACCATTTCAGCAGGTGCGGACATATTAGAAATTCAAGTATTCTCATAATGGCAACTTTTACCAAAATATTACTATCAGGCAGCACGGGCGGTCGCCCTATTAAAGTGGCTGCATCGGGAACACCCGGCACAACTATTCACACCACTCAGGCAAGTAGCGGAGTTATTGACGAAGTATGGCTATATGCAATAAATACGAGTGCAACATTAGTTACTTTGACTATTGAAATGGGTGGGACAACATCACCGGATGACCAGATAATTGTTGGCATACCTTCCAAATCAGGACTAAGCCTTGTTTTGCCCGGTTGTGTTTTAAGTGGTGATGGTTCAACTGGGCGAACTATAAGGGCATTTGCTGGCACTTCCAATGTCGTTAATTTGATTGGATATATTAACCGCATTTCATAATGGCAAATAGCAGGTTTGGGTTAAGAAGTCGAACTGGTTTAATTAGGTCATATTCGGAAGGATTTGGCGCAACTTCTTATCTTTTAGATTTGTACCAAAATGCTGCTGCTGCATATTCCTTGCGTTTATTGCGTAATGCTTATACTGGATTTGCAATTAAGGTAAGACGCAGCAGTGATAATACAGAACAAGATATTGGATTTATAAATGGTGGCACTTTGGATGAAAATTCACTTACTACTTTTTGCGGAGTTGGCAATGGATTTATTACAACTTGGTATGACCAATCAGGCAATAGCCGTAATTTAACACAAAGCACAGCAGCCAACCAGCCTCAAATTGTTAGTTCGGGTGAAATATTGACACAAAATTTAAAACCAACTTTAAAATTTGATGGTTTAAATGACCATTTAGAAAATGCAGATATAACAACTGGCAACCCAAAATCTATATTTATTTGCAACAAAAACAATTATTTGGGAGGCTTCGAAAAGGTTTTATTTGATAGCGTTACAACAAATCAAGCACTACTATACAAGGCACCGGATGACAAAATAACCCTTGGCTTTGGCAACTTTGTAGCCTCTACACAATCTATAAATACTAATTTTGTTTTATATTCAATATTGCATAATGGTTCAACAAGTAATGCTTATAGAAATTCAACAACGCAATTTTATACCAATGCAAATTGGGGAACAAATGCTTTTAATGGGTTTCGATTAGGCGCTGTTCGTGGCAGTGCCAGCCTATTTTGGGACGGTAATACATCTGAGGTTGTTATTTATGGAAGTAATCAATTGAGTAATAGAACAGAGATTGAAAATAATATAAATACACACTATGGCATTTATTAAAGGGTATCAATTTTATTATGAAAACACGGCTATTGAAGCCCGTGAAAAATGTGATGCTTTTTATGGCATTCCAGTAAGACCTGACGATGTTACACAGAATTGGGTTGAATATCAATTTGCTGAATTAAATACACCGCAATTTTGGTATATTAGATTTGATGAGAGTTTATTGCCAATATTGGGTGAAGCATTTGAATTTGAAATATATGAAAGACCAGTTGGATAACAGCATTATAGGCAGTTGGCTATTGTGGCTTGCTGGGTTTGCCTCAAAACTTCTGCCATTGATGCAATATCTATCATTTACGGCAGCATTTATTTTATCTTGCATAGGCATATATCAAAAATTGAAAAATGGCAAAAAGTAAAGAGATAGTCAAGTGGCAGCCGAAACCGAAACGCAAATTAGGTCGGCACACCAAATCCGAGAATAAACATTGCAGAACCAAAAAATACAGAGGGCAGGGAAGATGAAATTAAAAAACTATTTTGAACCAACTCCCAAAAGGTTTAGGGTGCTGGGCGACAGCATTGCGGCTATGTCGTTATTCATTGCCGGACTAAACATCGACAATCCTAAATTGATGTTGGCATCGGGAATATGTGGGGCGGTCGGTAAATTCATAACTAACTTTTTTGCAGAAGAATGAGGTTGTTTGTAATTGTTGCTGGGCTACTTATACTCACATGGGCAGTGAGCCGTATTTTCACGAAGGTCGAAATGTACGGGCAGGGCGTTTTGGCGGATAGGAAAATCGACAGCTTTGCGCAGGTGGCTGGCAGGGCGTTAAAACTTGCGGACTCATTACAAGCGATTTGCGACACTTTAAAACAAAAAAGGTCTGTGAGTATAGTCGAAGTTACAAAGTGGCGTGAAAGGCGTTTAAATGATACTTTTTGGGGTACTCTTGAAGATACTGCAAAGATTACCTACCTGCTGCAAGAAAATGACAGCCTATTTCGGATAGTGGAATTGGATTGTGAAATAATTGAAAAGCAAGACCGCACTATATTGTCGCAAAAATTGGCGATAAGTGCGAAAGATAGCGTGATAAATCGTACACAAAAGGTTTTAAACGGCTTAGTGAATGAAAATGCAGCCATAAAAAAGGTTAATTCTAAGGTTAAAACACAACGAAACTGGTCATTTTTGGCTGGGGTGTTAATAGGGGTTATCGTAAAATGAGAAAGTTACAAGAGATTTTGAACGCCAACGGGGCGCAATTAGTTGTTGACGGCATCGTTGGGCAGCGCACATTGACCGCACTGCATCAGTATGTAAAGGCTAACATCGAAAAAAGGAAATGGTTAATGCCAAAAGACGGGTTGTTATGGATAAGAACCGACAAGAACCTCACAAATACCTTTGACGATTTTGTTGCAGTTTACAAATCAGGGCTGCCCGTTATGGCTTTACCTTGCTCAACAACTGCTGGGGATTACTATGTATTCAATCCGTTGACCGTTGGTGGCGTAACCGGGACTGCAATCGCTTGTGAGCAGCAAATAATTGGGGCGCATCAATTCGTAACGGCTGCTAATTGGAAGTTCCTTTGGCTGAATGCGCCATATTTTATGCAGGTGCTGCCCATTACAATCTACCGGGACGGCAATAAAAACCGCTTAATTGATAGCCACATAAAGCAATTTGGGTTGTTTGGAATAAACCTGCATCGCGGTGGCGTTGCTGCCACAATTAACGGCTGGTCTGCCGGGTGTCATGTGGTTAATGATGCAATGTGGTTTGAAGTTTGCAAACTTTTCACCAACGGGCAGCGCATAGATTATACGCTGTTTGAAGTTTAGCTCCCGGTGTGAGACTCGAACTCACAGCCACCCTCTTTTTGTTTTTCACCACGAGCCACGCAGGTTACTGACAAGTTATCCGGAAGGGTGATGTTACCTTTACACTAACCGGGCATTTAATATAATTTCATGCATTGCATGATTTTTTCATTCACTTGTTTTGTGGTCATCAAAGTTAGCCATTCTTCGCTGCCCGTGCAAATCATTGTTAAGGGAGTTGATTTCGTGCTGCGGATATCTTCCATAACATACTCAACATTCCAAATGGCTATCTGAAATGTGGGCGCATCCCATAAATTAGGTTGCAGCCCCAAATCTTCGAGTTCTTCACCTTCTTCGTCTGCTGCCAGCACATCAATTATTAGTGGTCTTAATAGCATTTGCCGTCAATTATGCGATAGTTATTGACCTTGAAATTACCACCTTTGAGAATTTCCACGATTGCGCCCCCGTGATTTTGCCGGGTATAGCCGAAAGGGTTATATTCCGGGGTAAGGGTACAATGGCAGCCTATGGAATAACATACAATCTGGTCGCGTTTAAGGTTGTTTTCGTGGTGTGTAGAAGTTTGATGGTGGTGTCCTATTAAGAGTGAAGATTTCGCCCTTAAAAACGCCCCTCTTGCTGGGTTAACCGGAGCAGAAATCCCCTTCTGCAACTCATGGCCGTGCAAAATATCTAACTTCCCGGCTCTTATTCTTTCCCGGTAAACCACATCAATACCGAACTTTTTGAGTTGCAACTGGTCTTCAAGTCCTATGCCGTCCAATTCAGCAATGGCACGGGCGTTTGTGAGCAGGTAGTTCCGCATTCGTTCTTCGTGATTGCCAAATTTGTAAACTATCGCGATGTCGCCAAATTCATCACGCAATAACTGAAAAAAAGACCGGGTCATTTCAAGTTCGGTTTTGATACTTGGCCGACCGACCTCTTTAATAAATCGGCTCACCTCGTACATATCGATTATGTCGCCATTCAAAACAATCCCGTCAACCCTTGCATTTTTGGCGAAGTTTAACGAGGCAGCAATCGCGGTCGGGTCATGCTCAGGAAAGTGAATATCGGACATAACCAGCCAGCATCCGGGTTTAAGTATTTTTTCTTTTGGTTCGGGAAGTTTCGTGAATAGCTTATACTTTCGGAGGCCGTCCTCGATTGTGCTGGGTTGAGAAAATCCGGGCAATGCCTTGGTGTTTGTTTTGTTTGACCCGGTTAATGAGCGCACAATGTTTCGCACCGCATCAATTCCGCTAAAAAGCCCGTGGTTTTCGTTGTAAATAAGGCGGCTCAGGGTTTGTTTTGGGATGGTTAATTGGTTGTTGTTGTCGCAGTATTTGCGGATGTAACTTTCGACAAGTTGTGTTTTGTTCATCTGTTAGAAATGTACCTAAAAAAAAATGGGGACGATTGCCCCCATGTTCAAAATAAATTGGTGTTCAAGATTGATGAACAAATCCGTTAGTGTTTAGGTTGACTTTTTAAAGTCTTTCGTCAGGTTGTAGGCTAACAATGTGCAACCGCAATTAGGCGTGAATGCAAGGTGTCAACTGCGGCTGCACGGCTGTTATCGGTAATTGATTGTACGGTGTTTAATCTGTTCAATACCTTTAAAGTTCCGCTTGGCTTCTGCAACAAGTTCATTCATTGTGCAACCACCTTCTCTTCTTCGTAGTTCCTCAATCATCCAAACAAGCTGAACAAAATCTCCGTTGTCTTGTGGTGATTCACAACTACCGCTAACATCGGTTTTGCAAAAAAGACGCTTTAGTGCTAATTTTAATCTTTTCATTTTTATTTTACTTTAGTTGTTAATTGAACATTTGTTTTCAAAATCGGCTTCTTCGCAAAGCCGTTTACCGTTAGCCTAACCTCCCCTCCTTCTTTTCGATGTCAATTTGCCTCCGCAACTCTGCCCAAGCGTTAAAGGTTTCATTCGCATTTTCAACCGCTTTGTCGCGTTCAAAAGTGTAAGGTGTGGCTTCGGGTATGTCAATCGTTTTGGTGGGGATAACGAGCCAATAAAGCAGGTAAGTAAGCACCCCGGCAATGATAATCATTTTGCACCCCCTTCTTCTTCGCCCCATTCCTCGTTAACGGCAAATTTAATACCTTGTATCATTCCTTCGTTGTAGGCTTCTTTTTTTTGCTCGGCTTCCATTGTTTTGGCTTGTTGCAAAGTATCAAAACCATCTTCACTTAACCGCAAATGGTCAGGTAATTGGCTGAATAACCACTCTACTGCTGTTTGTTTCATTTTGCACCTCCGTAATTTTGAACATAATAATCTGCCGCATCGTCGTAAGCCTCGGCCATATCGTTGCGTTTGCAGTCAAGGTCTTCGCGCCCGGCATAATAGGCTTGTTTGATGTGGCTTTCTTCATACATCATCCACTTAATCGCCTCGGCTCTTAATATTGGCCACCCTGCTTTGTGCAAGTCTTGGATGACTAATTGAACGGGTGTCATTTAGAAGCCTCCTTTTTACTTGCAAGTAATCCAATAATTATCGAACAAAATATAACCATAGCGGCTTCAAATTGATTAAAACTTAACAAATACATACCCATTATCACACATGATGCATATACAAAAATAAATATCATTCCGATACCTCCCTCAGTGCTATGGTGTCGCCACCGGGCGTATAGTTGGCAGGGGTAATCACTTCACCGTCATCGGTAATGGGTTGCACTCCCTTTTCATGCGACTTGTAAGCCCACTTTGCAAGGTCTTCGATGTTTTTCATCTTGAACTTGGCAGCATTCCAATCGTCAATGTGGTCAAAAGTCCAGCGTCCGGGCAGTGCCTTCTGCTGAATTTCAAAACCCATAAAGGTGAATGTCTTGCCGTGCTTACTGGCTTCATCAATGGCAAGTGATTTGATTTGCTCTTTGGCTGCTTTGACCTGCGCCTCTAATTTGTGAAGGGCGCAATAGATTTCAAGTGGGTTGGCGTTGCCTTCCTCAACTGCGAAAATCATGTCGGTAATGTCAGGTTGTATCATAGTTATTTGTTTGGTATTATTATTATTTCTTTATAATTCCCAGCGTTCACCCACTCCACTAACTTGTCAAGTTTAGCATACGCCCAATCAGGAATAAACTTGCCGTCCGTTTCAATCATTACACGGGGGTAAGCGTATAGGCAACGCCCTAAACCAAATTGAACGGCTGCCCGTTTCATGGCATCGGATATGCCGCCCTTCTCAGGTTCGATATTGGTCTTTGATGCACCATCTTCACGAGTGATTGTTTGGCCATCCAAATAAACGGTCAAGCGGCAAATAAAGCCATTGGCGATTTCACGGAACTCCGATGTCCAGTTACTCGCCCCAAAGGCTTCGTCAAATCGTTCCATTACGCATCTGTTGGTGATGTAAGGCACGACAATGAGTTTGCCCGTGCTTGTTTGTTGCTGCACACGCCATTCGATTTCAGAGGCGGTGATTGGTTTTTTTAGTATGTCGTTCATAGTTTTTCTTCTATTATGCTTTTAAATACTTGTTGTAAAGTTGGCAGCAATTCAAATGGAATTGACAAAACCCCCCTTTCTTCGCCATACTGATTTATGATGTAAATAGTGTCGTCATAATCAGCCCAATCAACAAAGTAGATGATGTCTTCATGCTCGAATTTTACGCTAACGCTGCGGCTTTTTGTTGTTTTAATGTCATTCATAATGGTACAAAGATAGTGTAAAAAACTAAACTTGCAAATTATTTTTGAGAATTTTTTATTTGTTCAATGAGTTCGGGGGTGTAAATCGCACACTTGTACCCTTTGCGCTGGTAGTGTTTGATTGTCCGTTCCACTTCTTCGGGCGGTACGGGATAATAGTTGACATTGTTTGCAGCGTTCCAATATACGAGGGTGATGTATAACATAGTGCAACCGCAATTCAGGGTGTGTTAATTTGTAGAAACTGCGGCTGCACGGCTGTTATTCTGCAACAATCTCAAATGCCGTGTCAATTACCAACTGATGCTTTGCAGGGAGATACTTGCTGTCATTTTTCAGCGCATCGAATATCGTCTTGCGGCTAACCTTGCCAGCCAGTTGTTTTACCAGCATCTCCGTGTCGCCCTTCGCCCGGTGCTTTATGAAGTGTTTTTGTTTTTGCGAGTAGGTCATAGTTCTTCAATCTCCTTTTTAACTTGTTGCCAATAATATTTGTCAATTCTGTACAATCCTTGTTCTTGATAATGATGGTTTAAAATTTCATCAACTGCAATCAATGCACATTGTTTTATATTATCGCATTCTCGACAACTAAAACTGAATTTATCAACTAATTCTTCTGCTTTATCTTTCGGTGTCATAGTTCTTCAATCAATCGTTTCAAATACCATTCTGCTTTTTCCAAATCGGTTTTGCCGCCCTTGTTTTCGTACCTCCAAAGGTACTTAATGACATTACCCCTGAGATAGCCTTGAAATTGTTGCTCAGTCATTGCGGCTTTGATTGCCTCAATACATTCAATGGGCGTGTCTTTGTAGTGGGCAGGGTTAACCAAGTCCTTTGTCGGGGCTTTCCAATCAAAATCAGACATCAGAATGGCAGGTCATCGCCCCCTTTGTAAGCTGGTTCAGTTGTTACCTCTTTGTTAGTTACACTTTTGTAAGCCTTCGCACCGCCCACATAGACGGTCGGCTTCTTCGCCTCTCGTTCTTCTTTGCTTTGGCTCAGGGCGATGTAGTGGGTTTCCCCAAATTTGCCCTCAGATTTGCGTTCTGAACAAATGAGTTTGATGTACTTTTTGCCATTTTTGGCGGTGGTGATTGCCTCGCTGGGCAGGTCGGATAAACAGATATCGAGTATTAACATGGTGCAAATATAGAAAATTAAACTTTAATTTCAATCAATGTTGCAAAAACATTCAAAACTTTTATCGCCATCCCAAATACCTATCTGATTTTGTGAACGCGCTCGCAACGCTTCGTAACTGATTTCTTTTTTCCATTGGTGTCCGCTTTGTTTTTCAATATCAATCCACCAATCAAATAATTCGGGTTTTTCTTTCGCCATTATAGCCAATTTACCTTTGCCTTTCAAAAAGCAGCAATCGCAATTTCCGTATGGTTCATTTACCATCAAGTCAAAATCCTGCTGTTTCCAAAATTCGGCCACATCGTTTTTGCTAACTTTCCATTTCACAAGCGGCAGTTCAGTTTCCGGTTGCGCTTTTGACCATCTTCTTGGCTCATCGTAGCGGATGCCATTATAGCTGATGTAATCTTCAATACCAATGCTCTTTAAATAGCGTTTCAAAGTGTTTATTTTTAATTCCGTTGTGCAATATCTAAACTGCATATTTGGAATTGACGCTGGTCTTTGTTCCAAAAGTTCTTGGAATGGCTGTCCATTGCGCGATGCGGTTTCATAATTAACCACAACAAATGTTGCAGGTTTGCGATATTCAAGCCAAACCATATTTAAACCCCAGCGCACATCACATTCATTTATAAAATCCAAAGTTTGCGGCATTTCTTTACCAGTGTTTTGGAATGTTACAATGTAATCCTGCAACCCTTCGTCAATCAATCTTTTTGTCATGTATGCGGATGTTCTGCCACCGCTAAAATTTATCACATTCATTTCAGTTTGTTTATCAACGCCTCATTTATTTGGTTAAATTTTCGGCAGTATTCCCGTTCCACATGGCATAGGTCGTCAACTTTTCGGCAGGCGTGGATGACGGTGCTGTGGTCTCGCTGCGCTATGTTGGCAATTTTAACCAAACTCAGGCCGCTGTATTGATACATCAACTTAAACCAAATGTGCCTCAGGTTCACAACTTCGCCCTTTCTTGACCTTGATGCTACCATCGTGGGTAAAAAGTACGGGAAAACGCCCCCGATTGCCTCTTCGATTAACTCTTGCATTGTGGCTTGTTTGTTGTTTTCGCCCAGCATTGTTTTGAGATAGTCTATATCCCGGTGCATTGCCTCAATGCAAAGTTTCAATTCGTCCACTTCTTCGTTTTTACGGCTGTAACGGGCAGCCATTGTTTGCCAATACTTCACCTCTTTTTTCAGTCGGTAAATCGTGGCTGTTTGGTTTTCAGGTATTGTGTTCATATGTATAATCCGGTTGGTATGTGATAATTAAACTCGCACATTCCGACTTCACCCCAATGGCTAAACTTCACCTTCTGCACATGAATTTCTACCGTGTTATTTTTGAAATTTCGGTACACGGTTATCCCATTGTCAGTCTTGTTGAAGAAGTTTGCACTCCCTGCGATGTCGTAAAGTGTCGGTATGTGATAGCTGCTATCTTCATTTTTTTGGATTTTGCGTGGGTGCGCCACAAGGAAACAATGCACATTATATTTTTCGCAAAAGTTTACAATCTTATCAAGGCTTTGCCCGATGTATTTGGTTTCCGACTCCGTGTATTGGTGTTCAAGTTTGTTCCAAGCATCGATTACAAACCAATCAATGTTGTGGCGGTTTTTGAGTTCGGCCACCTTTGCAAAAATGCTGTCCAAGGTATTATCCTTTTCGGGCTTTATGAAGAAAATGTGCTTTTCAAGTTCAATAACAGCGTCAAATACTTCCTCTTGACTCATTCTATCTCTGCCCATAAAAGGCCGCTGAGTAATCTTTCGCATCAGTTTAGAGATATGCAGTTCAGTCGGTCGGTTTTCAGGGCTGTAAAAGCCACCTTTCCACCCGTGTTTAATCATTAACTTCATCAGCACAAAATCCAAGAAGTCAGACTTCCCGTGGCCGGGTACGCCCGTAATGGTTGTCAAATATCCTTTGTGAAATGACAGCATTTTATCAAACTTGTCAACCCCGGTTTTCGCCCCGGCAGGCAGGCCGAAGTTGTAAAGGTTTTCGATCTCGGTTAAAAAGTCCGTAACCTTGAACACTCCTAGCATGGGGAACTCGGTAAAATTGTGGCTGGCTTCTCGCAGTGCAATCGCACCATTCAGCAGCAGGTATTCGTTAGCATCTTTGCACTCGGGATATACGATGTAATTACATTTGTCCTTTCCGAAGCGGTCTGCAATCGCATTGCGTAGGTCAATGCCGGGCGCATCGTTGTCAACTGCTATGTGTATTTTTTCGATGTGGTCAAAGCCGGGCATGAAGCGGTCGAAAAAAGTGAGGTTCGGTTGCGCCCCATTTGGCACACTGATTACATTCTCAATTCCGGCTTCAATCAATGCCAGTGCATCCATTTCACCCTCAACTATCCAAACCTCGTTAGCGGTCGCAAGGCAGTCGATGTTGTACGGAATTAACTCCGCCCCTTTGTGCATCTTAAAATGTTTTGCCCCGTCTCGGTACTTCACATTCTTCAACTGCCCAGCCTCGAAGTAATTAAAGCAGATGCAGTTGACTTCCTTGTTTAGTTGTGGCATGAATTCCAACTGCTCACTGATTTGCATTTTGTTCAGTGTGGCAGCAGTAATTCTGCGGCCTTCAAACCATTTTAAAACCTTGTCGCTTAGTGCTGTGTTGTTTTGCCAAACGGGCACTTCATATTTGACTACCTCGGGGCGGTCAATAATGCCACCTTTCCAATTACAATGATGACAAATCCAAGCCTTTTTGTCAAGGTTCACCGAAAGACAGCGGTCAGTTTTCTTCTTTCGCGTGTGGCTGCACTGAGGGCAAAGTGTTTGAACTTCACCTGCCGTTTTGCCGGGTGGTATGTCGATATTGTAAAATGAATATACTGCCATTACATTACTAATCTACGCCTATGTTCGGGAATAAGTCCGGTCTTGGGTTCTTTTTGCAGCCAGTTACGGGCAGTTAAGTACAGCGACTTGTATGTTTTATTCTGCGCATAGTTTTCTATTCTGCTCAAAATATTGTCTACCTGCTCAGGTAACCAACCTTCTGCCACGAGTTTATCAAATTCCGGCTGTGTTATTTTCAAATGATCAAATTGCCTATAATAAGATATTTCTTTATTTATTACAATACCATTTACATTTACATTATCAGTAACATTAACATTTACATTAACAGCTTTTTTTGCTTTCGTTTGCTTTTCAAAAAAACCATTTGCTTTTTTTGCTTCCGTTTGCTTTTTAGGTCTGCCACCTAACTTGCCGCTTTCTGCCCGTTTTTCGCGCACACCTTCCCAATGTTTCAAATCTCTTTTCAGTTGTAGTTTGATTGGTTCAAATGCCAGCTGTAAAACAAGGTCGGAACATTCCGGGTTCTCGTCATTGACATAGGCGAAGATGTGTTTGATTAACTTCCCTGCCACATCGTCCGGCAGCAGTTTAAAAATATTCTGCTGGTCGCAGTATAGCACGAATGATTTTTTATCGGTTGCCATTATGATATTTTTTTATTGCCTCCAACCATTCTTGCATCTCATTAATAAAATCTTGACTTGTCTCAATATCTAATGTGATTGATGCATATCGATTATCCATTGGTTTTTGAATAGTAATTTGGATGCCATTATTCTTTGGGCATATAATTAACTGGGTTTGGTTTTCGTAATTACCATCGTGGTAAAAATGTAATTTGTTCATTGTGATTGGTGTTTAAGGGTTAAATTTCTACAATGTTTGTAGTAAATGACTTTCAAATCTAATGAAAGCCGTGTCATTCTGTATGCCTCTTTCGGCATAGGGTTAATTTGTTGCCGTACTTCGAGCCGCCCAATTTCGGCAGCGAGTACATTTAGACACCTTTCGCAGATGTCAATGGGAATGTGTTTGAGTTGTTGCATAAAAAAAACACCCACACTTTCAAGAGTTGAACCCGGCAGGAACTTTACCGACTCTTTACTTGCGTGGGTGTTTTGATTTATCGTTTTCATTTGTTCCTTATTTCGGCAGGGGGTTCAGTCCTGATGTTCCGATGTGCAATTATACAATGAATTTTTTAATAACGCAAATTTATTTTATCCCTACGGCGGTAATTGTAAATCTCCTCAATCAATGTGATGTACTGGTCAGTATCAACACAATTTATTAAGGCCGTAGGTTGCAGTCGTAGTTTTTGAATGAACTCGGTAAACTCAAACTGGGGTTTTTTGAACAAAGTCATTAGGGCATAAACAAAACTTCTTCTTTTAAAACCATCATAAAAGGGTTCAATAAGCATTATTTTGTCTGCCATGTCGATTGCCTTTTGCCAGTTTTTAATTTTAAATTGACCATTGTGAAATTGAAAAATATTGTTACTCCCAGCAACAGAAGAATAATCTCCTAACATTGCCATGCAAATGTTATGTTGAAAATCATACTTGTTTTTGAAAATCTTGTACTTGATGTAATCAGGGTTTCCAAGTTTGCAATACCCTTCAAGATAGTCATCTGCATTCCAAGTCTTTTGGGTAGCATTTAAAATGTGTACCTCCGGCAATCCGTACTTTTCACAAATGATGTAATGCAATGGCAATCCAAGTTCTTTGATTACCTCAAAGCGGTGTTGCCCGTCAATAATTTCGTATTTGTCATTGACCATTAGAATGGTGTACAAATACTTTTCAGACATTGATTTTCGCAATCGGTTCAAATGCAGCAGGTTTAAATTGCGGTTTCCGTCGATTGACTTGAATAAGGAATAATCCTTGGTTGTGTGAACTTGCATGAGTGCAGCGGTTCTTGATGATGAATTAAACATATATTTATTTATTTGGGTTTTCAGTTTGATATTGCCATTCTTCGTTGAGCCGCCTTACTTCCATTTCGATTGCCCATTGCCAGCCTTGTTCCCACTGGTCATGCTCATTGCTGCCCTGATTGTAAGGGTTCAACCCTGAATGTTCGCCCTGCGAGAATAAACGCTGGGCTTCAAGTCCTTCCATTTCGTGTGTCATAGTGCTGCAAATGTAGTGTATAATTTTATATTGTGCAAACTTTCTGAATAATTTTTTAAAAAAAGTTAGATAAAATCGACAAAACTTTGTGAGTGCAAAAGCACACGGCCATATATCTTAAACATTTCGGGTATGACAAGTCCGATTTTATCCCCTGCGAGTGCTGTGGAAGTAAAGCCGTAGACATTCACCACATCAAACCCCGTGGAATGGGTGGCAGTAAGTTTGCCGACCGCATAGAAAATTTGATGGCTTTGTGCCGGATTTGTCATACGAAGTACGGGGATAACAAACAATGGCTTGAATACCTGCAACAGCGACACCAATTAAAACTTGACAAGGGATGACATTCTTAACGACCTCGCCCGAGCCAGTTGGTTACGGGAAGCCTGCCAAAATATCGGGGGCGACCTTGCCGACGACCTTTACCAAGAGTTCTGGGTGGTCATTTGTTCAAAGTCGGATGAAGAAATATGTAAAATTCATGCAGACGGCTTCCTTAAATGGTGGGCAATCAGGATTTTGGTTCGGCTGTATCACGGAAACGGTAAGCAAAGATTTTACCGGGATTTCAGAAAGCCCAGCGAAACACTGCCCGAGGACATAGAAGGCGAAGATGATGAATACAACGAGGACGAATATCAGAGGCAACTGGGCGCACTCAACACCGCAAACGATATGTATTCCCGTGTGGCACATGACCATGACCGGAGTGATTGGTATGTGGGGGTTCTTTGGGAGCAGTACGCAAAAGTCCGTT